AGTAATATCTACCTGGTCATCTGTAGATGCAGATATATAACTATCCTCATCATCATCTAAGATAACTCGACCACCACCAGCTTTTATAGCTGGACCAAGTTCTACTTTGGTAGGGTTTCCAGAGGCAAGAGATATACCTGATAAGTTTACAGTTAAGGTTGGACTAGAATAACTACTACTACTAATAGCACCAGTAACTGTGTTACCACCACCATCAAGTATTCTAATTGGTCTACCAGCATAATATATACTTGTTAAATTTGAAGATGATGTAATTGTTATGGTGTCAGCATCAGTACGAGCAACTGTATATTCACCATCACTATCACCATACTCTACAAATCCTTCACCAATTTGATTATACATACTACGCATATTAGCCATAGTTTCTCTAGCTGCGTTATTAACGTCAGACGGAGCCATGCCTTCTGCAAAGTTTGTACTTTGTACTGTTTCGTTATTACTAGCTGTTGTACTGTATTTACCTACGCCTGTTCCAGCCATTGTTTTATTCTCCTATTAATTGCTTAATTGTTATATGTTGTTTCTGTTTTTAATTTATCAGAAATTTCCATAGATTTTATATATTCATTTAATTGTTCTATTCTATCGTTTAACATTTTTTCATACGTTAATGATTGTGCTTCTTTTTCTTTTTCAGAAAGATTTTGATCTCTAATAATTTTTCTATATCTTGCTCTTATTTCTTTTATTGATTTTCTCATGTTGTAAATGTTTTTTGATGGTTGTGTATCAGTATTAATTGGATACAAATTCACACCAAATGCAGTAACTAATGAAGCAGTTAAATCTTTTGTTGGATCTCCATAATAATCTACATCACCTTGAATGTGTTGTTTAACCTTGTTTATAGTTCCATACTCACCTAAAAAACTAGGCATAAAAAGATTGTAAACATAAGTTAATTTATCTGCAATTTGTTTACTAGGAGGATCTTCAGGAAACCAAATTTGTCTTTTAGTAAAAGGATCTTTGTTGGAAGTAAAAGCAGCGATTAAATTTGGAAGCATACCTCCAACTAATCCTACATTGTTCCATAAATCTCCTAAACGATCTACATCATTATTAACCATATCTGTTGTTTGAATTGCACTTTCAGTAAAAATAGACCAAGGTAAAAAATAACTAAAATCTAATGCTTGCCATCTACCGTAAGAATCTTTTACAGGAATAATAAAAGCACTTCCTTTTTCTTTTATAAATCTTGGTATTAAATTATTTAAATTATCAGAATCTTCTTGCGTAGTTAGAAATTGATTTGCAATATAATAACCAACTGCTGCTGGAATTGCCAAATATTTAGCAGTGTTAAAAGGTCTCTTTAACATATTGTCTAAAACTTTTGGACCAGCTTTATAAGTAAACGTAATAAAAGGAGAACCAAGTGGTGATCTTCTTATTCCTTCAATAAATCCAGGTACTAAAGAATAATCAAATAATGCTTCTTGTGCAGCTAACACTGCGTCACCTTCTGTAGCACCTTTTTTCATTTCATCAATAATTTTAGCAGTTTTTCCAAGTGTTTCACTAAAACCGTACAGATTTTGCATAGGTCTAGTTATAGGATTATCAGCTAACATCCAGCCTGTTTTATTAATCCAGCCCAGTGCATCTGTTGGTTTGTTATATTTTTTTATTAATCTTTCAAATTCTGAAGTTAATTTTAAGACCTCTTTACTGCTAAAGGTTGTTGAAGGAACTCCATATTTAACAGCAATTTCATAGTAAGGACCATTATTTGCTATATCTTTTGCCGCTTCAATAATTCTAATTGGAACTTTATGTAATGGTACACCAGAAGTATTTAATAAAACCATATTAGAAACAAAATTACGAAATTGAGTAGGTGGATTTAAAACCACTTTACTCATTTTCCATAACTGATTAGCCTTAGTTAAGTAACCTTCTGGTCCAATAATGTTATCTATAAAACTATCAGGATTTCCTGTTATACTAACATAATCAACTAAATCATTTACAATTTCTTTTCTAACCATAGCACCAGCCATAGTTCCATATTTTTTTACAGATGGTAATTGTTTAAAATGTTTTGTAACTTCACCAGATTTTACTTCTGGTAAGTTTCGTTGTTCAGCAATAGATTTTGTTGCTAGTGTTTCCATTTCATCTGCTGTTTTTAACAACTGATCTCTTTCTTCTTTAGAAAAAAAATTATGAGTTGTTGCTACTTGATTTTTAATCCTAGCAGCTTCTTCTTGCAACCAAATAGGGGAAACTTTATAACCGTTATATTTTACCAAAGAAGGTTGATACACCCAATCATTAGCTTGACCTAATTCATTTAGAAAATCCATATATACAATATCTCTAGCAGGTTGCATGATGCTTAATGATGCTAAAATTGAAGGATCAGAAATCTCACCTAGTATTAATTTTTCAGCTTCAGACAAATCTTGCCGTTTTTTTGTATAACCAAAAGGAGTTGGTTTATCTAAATATTTTAAATATTTTTGTGCAAGATAACTGCCTCTATTCTGATCAACTACTTCTTGAGATAAAAGTTTGCGTTTTACTAATTCATCACCAACTTTTTCAATAGATTTTTTTATATCCATAGCTGCGTTTGCTATGTCTTTGGGAATAGTATCTGGTATAATATCAATAGTTGCTTCTTTAGTTGTTAAATATTTTTTAATTTGTTCTTTTACTTGTGGGTTTAAATCTTTAAATGTATCAAAAATTTTATTACCAATTTTATCAACTTTAATAATTTTTCCCATTGTTCCATAACGAGCTTTTAAATACTCTTGTTTTCTTGGAAGTTTTCCAAGTGGTGATATGGCATAACCAGCAATATTGTGTGCAAAATCAAGACCTTTTTGTATTTGTCTTTGAGCAATATTATCTCTGTTTTGTCTAGGAGTTTTATCCAAATCTTTTCTTGAAAAAAGATCATCAAGTTGAGTTACATAATTATTATTTTTAACTATTCTTGGTTTAGTTAATTTTATTGTTTCAATAGGAGTTTTATTTCTTTTAGCTTGAGCAAGAATCATATTGTTTTCTATTTGTGCTGCTTGTGTTTTAATTGCAACATCTTCTTGTGTTTTAATAATTTCTGTTTGTTTGTTTCTTGCAACAGCTTCTTCGTTAGCTTTTCTTACTTGTTCAATTATTTGTTCTTTAGTTCTACCGCCACGTCTTTTTATATCAATTAAATCTTTTGCATTTTTTATAACTTCGCCAGTTTCTTTAGATTTTAAAACTTCAATTTTAGTTCCTTTTATGTTAGCTGTAGTTGGTCTAAAGGTTCCACGAGTTAAACCCATTCCCATTGTTAATATGCCTAAAAGCTCATCATTAAATTTGTCACCAGCAGTTTTAGGACTAAAATCAGTAGCATCAAAAATGCTTTCAAAAGTCTGCATCATGTCTCCAGCAAGACCTGTTCCGAAAACAATAGGTGAAGCTACAGTGCGTATCCCTAAATCTCCATATCTTATACCACCTTCAATAATTACAGAATTTATTTTTCCTAAAAGTGTATTAGTATCACCAAAAATTCTGCGACTTTCTTCTACTTGTTTTTCTGATAACCCTAACGGAGTGTTCCAAAGTTCTTTTAAATTATCTATTCCTCGTCTTTCTATTCGATCTGGTTTTTGTGTAAAGAATTCAATAACTCTTTCAGGAAAACTTTGTTTAGGTTCTTTTACGATTATATCTTTTCCTGTAGTCGATGCTTCAAAACCAGTCCATTCAATTTCAGGTTTATTTATAGGGGTAAAATTATAAGTAAAAGATTTATCATTTTTTTCAGTTACAACATCATTACTTTTTTCTATTGGTTTAAAAATTATTTTCATACGTTAATCAAGATAACTTACTACCTCTCCATTGTTTTTTATTATTCTCCAAACGTAGGAGTTATTTCACCTCTTACACCATCAGGTGAAGTAGCCATTATTTTTCCATTTTCATTAGCAATATTAGTATAGCCGTCTGCTATCGCACGATTAACTGCTTCTATGTAAGTATCTAAATCAAGTTGTGCAGAGGGATTATTTGAAAAATTTTGATCCCAAATTTCACCTGCTCTTTTTGCATTTTCTTCAGCTTTCTCGACATTAGTTGAATACGTCATAGATTTTAGAAAAACGTCTGCCTGAAACTCGCCTTTGGTTGGTGCTTTTTCAGTTGTTTTTATTGTTATATATTTTTCAAGAGCTTCCTTGTCTGATGTCCCTGGATTAACTTGAGTAAAAAAGTCAACCCATTTTTCAGCATCAGAAGGAGCAAATTGCTCAAGACTTGTTAGTTTTTTAACTTTATCTGTATATTCTGATTCTGTAATAAGACCGTTTTTATAGTCGTATCTAAGTTTTCCTATTTGAGACAAAGGTTCCTGATCTGTAAATTTCTTGTTAAAAAAGTATTCAGCATATTTTTCTGGAAATGCAGAAGCATAATCGTTTTCTGTTATTTCATCATCAGATCCTATTTTTTCAATAAATTTATTTCTTTTTTGTTTTGCTTCTCTTTCTTGAAATACATCTTCTAGTTGTTGTGCTTGATAAGCACCTCCTAGTATTGCTTGACCAATAGGTTGTCCTGATGCAATAGCAAGTCCTATGTTTACTCTAGGATCACTAAGAAGTCCTTCAAATCCTTCTCTTTGAGGAGGTGCAAAGAAACCACCAGGTTGACTTGAAAGAAAACCTTTTAGATTTGTAAGCGGGTTTTTAAATTGTATCATAATTAACTCCTATAAATATCCACCATAACCTAATAAAGCACCAAGCCCTGCATATGGTCCACCTAATGCAGAACCAGCTACAGCACCACCAAAAGCACCACCAATTCCACCAGATTGTTGACTTGGACCAGTTGCGTAAGAAGTAGGAAACCCACCCCCTATAGGTGAAATTAATCCAGCATATTGTTTTAAAATATTAAATGGTGCTTCTTGACCAAATCTAAATCTTGCAATTTGATCCTGTAATTGTCTATTTGCAAGGTTTTCATAAGCAGTTCCAACACCGCCTAAAGTTCGAATACCACCCATTCTTCTTTGATCCATAGCTCTTTGTAAACCAGGTAATGCACCTGCTGCTTGAAACTGTCTACCTAAACCACTTTCAATTGATTGTAGTTCTCTAGCTCTTTCTTGAGAGGCTTGCTGTGCTGCAATTGGTGCGTATGCAGCTCCAACACCTCTTGCTGCTGCTTGTTGTGCAGCTGGACTTGATCCTGTTCTACCCATACCACCAAATTGTGATTGTATATTAGCCATGACATCAGAGGTAATGCCTGATCTAACATTTGAAAGATAATCAGCTTGAGGTGTTAATTGAGAATATGAACTAGGCATAGCTCCAGATGCAAACTGTCCAAATGTACCAGCAGCTTGTCCAAATAATGCAGATGGTCCAGCTTGTTCTAAACCAGCTGCTTGTTGTAATTTTAATGCTTCTTCTGTTTGAGGAGCAAAAGGTACAACTGTACTGCCTGGGAAATATTGTCTGCCTACACCACTTCGGTATAATCTTTCCGCTTCGCCTAATATATCCTTTAGATATGGCTCCGCTGGACTGTATGGTTCAGTCCTTGTTGTTGTTGTTTGGTCTCCACCGCCACTTGACATACTTATTCCTCCAATTTCTTTTCTAGTAAGTAATGGGTAATTTTATACCCTTTTTGTTTTAATAATTTTGACCATCCTGGTCTGGCATAAGTTTCAAAGTGCGTACACTTATTACTTTTAGCCCATTTCTCTACTTCGTGCAATTGGTCTTGCCAAAGTTTTCTTTGTTTGCCAGTACAAATGAATATATTAGCTACTTTTGTGTTAGGTCTTACAATAATCCGACTAACCATAACACCTTTTAATTTATCTTTTGCTTCTTCATCCCACGCTAACCACAACTGATTATCACCAGATATGCAGTCTTTTAAAACATCAGATGTGTTAAAATGATTTCCAGAATACTTTAAAGCCTTTGTGATGGCATCATCAACTAAAGACCAGACTGCTTCTATGTTTTCTTTAGGTATCTGTACTACACCAATCATGTAATTTCTAATATAGATATTGTTCCACTAAAATGATTTGCAGATCCAGCTTCTAATCTTAATATATCACCAGATTCTAAAACTATAATACCATCAGATATGTCCTGAGAAACACCTGAGTTTATTGTGTGTTCGTCTATTTGAAACTCTGTACTAGCAGAACTATCATAGATATAACCTTTAATAGTATGATTACCAGCACCATAATTTACTACATGAATATTTTTGACTAAGCAAGTAGATCCAGATGCACAAGTATATACATCTGTTTTATTTGTATTTGTTAAATTAAATTGTGCGTTGTTATAATTGTGTGCCATTACTCTTTATTATCCTCATCTACTCTTTTCCAAAATTCGTCAAGAGCATTGTGTTCGCAGTTAGAACATTTGCATACAGGACATTGACCATTGTTGCTACAATGACATTCATGTTCGCAGTTTCGACACATCATATTAACCTCCAAAGAACCAAGATGCTACCTCATAATTTTCATCATTATGATAGCGTACTAGTTGATTTACAATATCTTCAAGCACTAGTTGAAAGTTTGCTTGGTTATCTAAATCTTGATAGATAAATTCTAAATTACGTTCACTAGTCATTATCTACCACCATATTGACCTTTACCTTCTGGTCCAGCTTTTTCTCCACGTTGACCTGCTGCTGCTCGATCACCTATTTTATCGCCTGTGCTTGCACCTGTGCCTCCACCTCTAAAACTTTCTCTAGTTTCATCTTTTTTAGTAAAGTTACCTATACCTTTTGAAGTAGTATCATCTGTATCATCATTACCTTTACCTGCAAAGTTTCTTATTCCTTCAATTAGGTTGCCTAATAAACCTGGTATTCTAGATTCATATAAATCAAGACCAGGAGATCTAGGGTGAGTTTTCATAGGAGGCCCAAAAAGACCAAAACCTGATTTAAGGTTATGCGTAAAATGATCAAGGGTTGGATAACCAGGAGAGTTACCTAATGCTTCTCTCTGTGCGTCAAGACCACCAGGACCACCTCTTTCATTAGAGACTGCGTTTAATAATGTTTCTATAGGAGTAAGGTCGTTAGACTGTGACATATCATAAGCAGATCCAAATGGTAAAGGAGTATAAGTTCCACCAAATACAGGAATACCTTCTCCAGATTGTAACCCTAAAGTTGGCATTTGAAATTGATTACCAACAAATCTGTTTTGTGGAACACCCCTAACAAAATCAGTTGCAGTAGGAGTATAAGTTGCAAAAGGTTGTGTGTTTCTTATTTGTTGGCCAAGCAAACCTGTTGATTGTTGTAATTGTTCTAAAAATGAATTTGCAACAGGCATTTGTTGCATTGGTTGCTGTGAACGTACAGGAGGAGGAGACATTCCTGGTCCGTCACCTGGTCCAGGTATTACTCTAGGTCCGTCTGGTCCTCCAATACTTATTGAGTTACCAAAACCAGGAAAATACTCTTTAACATTTGGATTGGGAATATTGATTCCTTGATCTCTATCATCTATTCCATCATTATTATAGTCTCTAAACTCAGCAGTTCTTACATTTCCAAAACCTACATTTCCAAAAGTTGAGTTTATTGGCAACTCAAATCCAAGAGATCCAACTGATGTGAATGGTGACTTATTTAATATTGACATTATCTATATCCTTCTCTAATTGCTTCTACGTCAAGTCCTTGTGCATCCGACCAAGAAGTTGATGCAGGTACTTGAATGTTAATTTTAAAATATCTTGCAGATCTATGAAATGGTATTGTTCCTGTAGAGTGCATACTAGTTTGTCCAGTAGTTGATGCAGTATCTGATACTCTGTTTCTAAATGATATAGAACCAGTTGCAGACGTAGTATCTATAATAGGTCTTACATGAGTTAATAAAGACCTTCTTTGTGGAAATATCTCTGTTTCTCCTGTACCAAGTTCACAAGCTAATGTATTACCATTAAACTGTCCAAGAAAGTGTGATGTGTTAAATACACCAAAACTTGTAAGTCCACCTGAAAATCCAGCATCATCAAAAGATACACTAATTTGTTCTATGTTGTTTGTACCAGAAGCTGGAAAGTCATCTAATTGTTCTAGTGTTTTACCTTCTGATAAATTTTGAAACATTAACTCATGGTCAATTTCTACTACTGACCATCTTCCAGTTTCATAATGATAAACAAGTATCTTATCATTTTGTGTGCTAGCTGTTAGTCCAGTACGAGATGGATAAGACCAACATATTAATTTATTTTCTTGATCTACTGATGCTCTTACTCTTTCTCTTAGGTCTCTTTTAAGATCACCTTGAAAGAAACGATCTACTTTACCATTACCAATAGGTTTAGATGTGTTGCCATCAGTAACATAGAAACCATCTTCAGATAAAAAATATACAAGATTACCAACTTTAATTACATTCTTACCTTGAACAGCACCTCTGTTATCTTCAATACGTCTAAAAGAAAATATAACATTACCACCTCTGAAATCCATTCTGGTAATTCTATTCTCTTGGAATATCAAACCATACTGTCCACCAACAATGCCTGTAATAACACCACCTTCAGGTAATGTTTCTGAGTCTGCTTGGTTTACTCCAACAGTCCATGATGTAGCACTATTAAAGCTAGACCATTGTACTTTGTTTTGTGCAGTAGGTTGAAACCCAGTAACAACAAAATTACCTACAACAGCACCATGTCTAAAGGTAGGAGGTGATCCAGTTAAAGCACCAAAGTCAGATGATGTTCCCATAGTCCAGGCTTGAGGAGCTTGATTGCCATTAAAAGCAATAACTGTTTCACCAAACTTTATAAAATCCCAATAGTTATTACTAGCTGTGCCAAATGTAGTTCCACCACTCTCATCAACAAATGCATTAGAAGTTAGTTTGTATAATTTAGTAGCATCACCTGCAAATATAAATACATTACCACTATCATCTTTAAATGTAGCAGCTCCTTGACATCTTGCAGTCAAAGCATTACCACTAGATGTTTGAATACTTTTCCAAGGTCTGTAACTATTTACAGCAGGATATACATTTTTAGCTTCTGTTGAACCAGGGTTCAAATGATCTGGTAAGTCAGGTAGCCATTCTCCAAAAGGTACTTGCATTATTTTACGTTATCTAAATTGTTAATATTAATTCCTGATTGTTGTACTAATGGAGTTCCGTTGTATTTGTCTTTTTCATCAGCCATTTCAACTTGTTGTAAAGCAGCCTCATACTGTGCTTTAAATTGTTGTATTGTTGTAGGATCCATTCCACGAATAAAAGTAGATGCAAAATATAATGCACCATATAAATATACATCAGGATGATTTGTTAATATGTGATTAGTTGTAGTTGTGCCATCAATACTATCAAATGCTTTATAGTATACAAGATTTGCAGTGTATGATGTATCAGGAGAAGGACTAAATCTAAAGTTTGTTCCCTCAATAGAATATGCTCTTGGTGTTCCAGAACGTGAACCACCAGCAGTGTCATATTGATGATATGGAGTTAAAAATTTTAAAGGTTCTTTACCACCACTATTGTTTATAAAAAAACTACGAACTTGCAAAAATCCTGTAGGTAGAGCTTCTGTTTCTGAGTCTACTGTAAATGATGTATCAACTGTTTCCATGTTTCTAACTCTTAATCTTCGATTAAAGTCAGCTTCTGTTAAGTCAATAAAATCATCTATCTCAGAT